AATTTAGATATAATAGCAATAAGCAAAAAATTAGGATTATTAAATGGCTAAACAAAAAAGAACTCATAGACAATTTAACGATGGGCTTGTAAGCTTAACTAATAATCTCGCAAATACAAGAAACGCATATACTCAAAACACAATCGTAAACAATAAACTATCAGACGAAGAAAACAATAACATCTATAAAAGTGGTATTGGAAACAAGATTGTAAACATTAAAAATAATACTGCGTATAAAGAGGGTTTCACATTCGACTCAACAGCAGATGAAAAATACTTCAATAAACATCTAGCTAAAAAAGTTAAAGAAGCTTCACTCTGGATGACTGTTTTTGGTCGTGGAATATTTGTAATAATCGAGAAAGATAAAAAACTAAGCGAACCACTATCAAAAGACATCAATAAGAATACATTGCTTTTTAAAGTGTTTGACGGCTCAATGGTTACGGCTAACTCAACAGATCGAAACTTGATGTCAGAGCGTTATTATAAGCCGACTATGTATCAAGTAAGAGGTGAGTCAATACATCATTCAAGAGTGATAGATTTTACATATCTGCCTGTTAGAGAAGATGACAAGCCTAATTATCAATATGGCGGTATGAGTGAGTTTGAATTAATAAATGAACAAATCATAAATGACGGAGTAATAGAAAGAGCAGCACCAGCAGTTCTTGAGAAGAGTTCAACTATCTTTTATAAAGTCGAAGGATTTAAACAAGCAATCCAAAATAAAAAAGAGAGTGACATATTAACATACTTTGCTGCACTAGAAAACTTGCGAAGTGTTTATGGTGCTGGAGTTGTTGACTCTAAAGATACGGTTGAAAGTTTAACGCAAGCACTTAGTGGATTAAGTGAAACAGATCAAATCACTCTTAGAAGATTAGCTTTAGTTACTGGAATCCCTCTTGCTGTCTTAGTTGGAGAAAGCGTAAAAGGTCTTGGAGCTAATGGCGATAATGAGATGACAACTTTCTTCATGATGATTCAGAATTTCCAAACTGCTTATTTGATTGATAACATAAATGACTTAATGGAAAAGCTTGGATTTGGAGATGTAGAGTTTAAACAGCCAGAGCAACAAACGCCAAAAGAAAAAGCAGATTTACAGTCAGTTATCTTAGACAATGCAATAAAACTTTTTAATTTAAGTGAAGAAACAGAAGAATATCTTAATGAAAATGGATTTAAGACTAAAGATACTTTTGATTTGTTTAAAGATTCAGATATTGACGAAGAGGATTTAGAAGATGACATTAAATAAACTATTATGGTATTCAACTACTAAAGAAGAGGATAATAAAATTAAATATTTTTTACATCCTACGAAACTAATGATATTTCTATTATACATCAAAGTGATTTTTTCAATATCTTTTTTAAAAGAATTGTTTTTACAAAAGACACACAATGCCGATTGAACTATCAGAGCAAGACCGTACTAAAAACAAAACTAAAGATGAAGTAGTTTTGCGAGGGATTGAAACTCCAATGACTTTAGAAATGAAGATGCGGAAATTCAATCGTTTCATGGTGAGGGAAATAAGAAAACGATTTGAAAATCAAGTGCTAAAAAAAATGAATGTTTCTACACTAGACAAATTTGAAGATGCTCAGATAGGAAACTATGCAGTAGTCTATGACAAACTCTCAAAAGCTTTCACAAAGAAAATCAATAAACAATTCTCATCTGATAGAATAAACAAGTTCGTAAAAGATTTATATAGAGAAACTAATACTTTTAATAAAAATCAATTCTCTGGAACAGTTAATGCAAATCTAGGTGTTGATTTAGACGAGGTTTTAAAGACCGACGGTTTAAACAGCTTTGTTAATGCTAAGACACTCGAAAGTCGCAATATGATAGAGAAGCTTAAGAATGATACTATCGTATCGTATAGACAAAATACACTTAGAAGAATGAGTGCCGGAGATAGCTTAGTAGATTTGTTTCAGCAAGTAAAAAAAGATACCGGGCTTAAGCTTAAAAATGGTGATCTAATCGCAAGAAATGAATTGAAAGCTTTTAATAGTGAGTTGTCAAAAAAGAGAGCTGAGAATGTTGGAATCACTAAAGCCTTCTGGAGAACAGCTAAAGATGAGAGAGTAAGAAGCTGTCACAGACTTTTCGAGGGAGAAGAATACACAGTAGGAAAAGGTTTAAAGTGTCCTGACGGAGATGCATTCATAGAACCCGGTGAAGAAATCAACTGCAGATGTGTTGCAGAATATATAGTGGAGTTTGATTAATGGCAATATTACCAATTCATTTAACGGTTACAGAGACATGGATAGATATAACAACAAGCGTGGAACTATTAGAACTTATAGAAGAAGAGACCGTAGAAATCTTCCATGACGGTCAAGGATTAATAGAAGTTATTATAGACACAATAGGAACAACAACAATTGATAGTTCTTATAACAAAAAGGGAAGACTGATAAATGGTGCGCAGTTTTTAGCATTTCCATATACACCAACAACTAAGTTTTGGGTAAGGCGCGTTAAAAGCACACTTAGAGAAAACAGTCAAATACAGTTAAGAAAACCAGTTGAGAATGTTAATATAGGTGGAGTGGAAACTCCAAGAGATGCACTAAGAGTTATTCTAGGATATGGAGATTTATCTATTGGAGCATTGGGCGGAGCAAAAACAATTCAAGATGTATCACTTTTTAGTTCATCATTTATAGTAAACATTTCTCGTAAGAAGTGGGTTCCATTTGAAGATGACTCAGAGATATTTAAAGATGTAGATTTAACAAGAATTTCACACGCTAACGGTAGTGCAATAATAACATCAGGAACAACAATCGGCAACAATTCTTATTTGATGAGCAAGAGACATCCAAGACATCAAGCGCAAAGAGGACATTATGCAAGTTCTTTAGTTATATTACCAAGTAAAGACGCAATAGGTATTCGAGAATTCGGACTTAGATCAAATTTCTATGGAGCATTTTTCAGGTTAAGAGATGGAATTCTTTATGCAGTAGTAAGAAATTCAATTGGTTGAGTATTGCAACCAGATGTGGAACAACTAATTGAGGATATCCCTTTTCCTTTTGACATGGAACTTGGTGCAGCGTATAATGTCCAACTACAATGTCCAACAGCAGGAAATGCAAGATTCATGATAATTAATCCTGAAACACAAGTAAGTGAACAAGTGCATCAAATGGAGTTTCCTAGTGGCATTCCATTTTTTATAAACAATTCATCAATGCCATTTGGATTCTATACAGAAAACACAAACGGAACTGATGTTGAAATTCAATCAAGATGTGCGGATGTTTCTTCAGAGGGAGGGAGCAAAGGAAATAGAGCTTTTGCATCTGTATCGAGCGGAGCAGTAACCACATCAACTGCAGAGCTACCAATGATAGCATTTAGAATTCCAAATATGGTGGGCGGAGAGATGAACACAAGAGATGTAATGCTTAGTAAACTATATGCATCATCTGATTCGTCACCAATTGCAGAACTGAGAGTTTATGCTTTTCGTGATCCAACTGCAATAACAGCTACATCATGGACTCCGACAAGCGAAGGACTGCAGGAGATAGCCATCAATGGAACAATAACAGCTTTTGACGATACAAAAATGACAAAAGTTTTTGATGTTGATATTGCAGCAAACTTTTTAAATGTTATTGAAAATACAGGAGAAGAAGTTGATTTTATTTTAACACATGGCGATTACTTGCTTGTTACTTTACAAGCAAAAAATAACTCGACAAGCAAAGTAACAATAACATATTCAGAGGAGATATAAAATGCCAAAAAAACACGATAAAGAAATGATAATACAGTTTCAAGATAAGCACATAATCACTTTTGATGCTCAACACAAAACAGTTGTCAGCATTAGAGATGGCTTTCAAGAATACATGGGAATCGAATTGGGATTACAGCCATTTGATAAAGTTTTCAAGATATACAGAGAGCAAGACGACATCAGACAGTTAGCGGATAAACTCGTAAACTTACCTATAACTGACGAACATATAGAACCAGACGGATTAGTAGACAATAGCATGATAAGAGGCTTCATTGATACAAGCGAAGCGGTAGAACATAGAGATGTTGATACAGATACACATGTTATTGTTAAGAATGGTATTAAATTAAACGATAATATGATACAATTAGTCAACAACGGCAAAAAAGAACTAAGTCTAGGGTATAAAGCAAAACTTGTACCTCATGATTTATATGATTTTAAGCAAGTTGAAATAGTGCCTCATCATCTCGCCATCGTGCAAAATGGAAGATGTGGTGATATTTGTAAATTCACAGATGGAGCAAACATG